GATTCCGCTCCGGCATCCGCCGAAGAGGACAAACCAACCGAAGGAGAACAAGTGTCTGACACTACCGTTCCTGCTCCTGCCGAAGAAACGGTAGAAGCAGCTAAGGTGGAAGCCGCTGCGCCAAAGCCAGCGTTTTACACCGCTCCTCGCCTTGAGTTCACAAAGGCGAAGTATCTAGAAGCATCAATTCGCGCCAAAGTTTTGGGCGATGATGAGTCACGTCAGTACCTAATGGCTGCTGACACCACAAGCAACAACGCTGGTCTAGTACCAACACGTCAGCTAACCGAGGTAATCAACCCGCTATCAAATGCAGATCGTCCATTGGTCGATTCAGTTTCTCGCGGTGTTTTGCCCGATGCTGGTATGACTTTTGAAATTCCTCGCATCACCGCAGTTCCAACAGTCGGCGAAGAGGCTGAAGCAGCGACAATCGACGAAACAGATATGACAAACAATTTCCTATCCGTTTCAGTTAAGAAGTACGCTGGAGCTCAAACTTTTTCAGTAGAGCTTCTAGATCGCACAAGCCCAGTATTCTTTGAAGAGCTTGTACGTCAAATGGAGTTCGCATACGCAAAGGCAACCGATATTGCAGTCGGAACAGGCCTAATTGCTGGTGGAACAAATGGCGGCAACCGCACAATGTCAGCTGCTAACTTCTTGGATTTCGTATCCGATGCAGCAGTTAGCATCTACAAAGGAACTCTTGGCTACGCACAAAATATCGTAGTTTCTCCAGAACAATGGGGCGAAATTATGAACCTCAATGATGCTGGCCGTCCAATTTATCAGGCTGTTATCAGCCCAAGCAATCAGGTTGGAAACCTTGCACCTAATTCAGTAACCGGAAATGTTGCAGGTCTAAACCTTCGCGTTGCTCGCAACCTGACTGGTGGAACAGATGACAACTCAATCATCATCGTTAACCCAGAGTCATACACTTGGTATGAGTCACCACGCTTCCGCCTAGAGACCAACCTAGTATCAACCGGACAAATTCAGGTTGCATATTACGGCTATGGCGCTTTGGCTACAAAGGTCGGCGCTGGTGCATACCGCTGGATGGTTGCATAACAAAACTCAAATAGTGACGGCCAGTCCGCTCCCGAGCTGGCCGCTCACCCAATTAGCTTGAAAGGAACGAGATGCCAACAATAGTTACAGCGTCAGAGCTGAGAACCATTCTTGGCGTCTCGTCATCCCTGTATAACGACGCGTATCTAAATGACATTATCGATGCAGCTGAGGCAATCACCTTGCCAATGCTGGTCTCTTATAACTGCCGCATTTCAAAGGTTGAGCGAGTCGATGACTTCGCAATTTTCACAACCGCAACAATTCATCCTTTTAGCGTAGGCCAATCAGTTATCATTACTGGCGTTAATGCCACTTTTAATGGTACTCACACAATCACCGACACAGGCCCTAGCTACTTCTTTAACTTTCCGACTTATCCTTACCCAGCGGCCTTTAGCTTTACCTTAGAAAACACAGAATTTACAGTCGCACTAAATGGCGCAGATGTAACAGAATTTAACGTAATTCCTGCTGGCCTCGCGACACTTACCGGAGCATCTACCTATGTAGGTAACGCAGCAGTCGAAGCAGCTATTTTGGCAATTTGTGTCGAGATATTTCAAGCTCGCACCGCAGCTGGTGGATCAATCGAAGGTATCGATTTTGCGGTTACCCCTTACCGACTATCTAAGAATTTACTTGCAAAGGTAACTGGGCTTCTCGGGCCATTTTTGGACACTAGCGCGATGGTGGGCTAATGCCCATATCAACAGACATTCGCGGCGCAATTAAAACCGCTTTAAGTACAGTTACAGCTAATGTCTACGACTCTGTCCCTGAAACTGTCATAGCTCCGGCGGTCGTTATTGTTCCTGATTCGCCTTATATGGAGTTAGAAGTTTTAGGCAAAGCGACTACCCGAGTTAAATTGAATTACACAATAACCGCTTGCGTTGCATATTTTTCCAACGCCGCAGCTCTTGATAATCTTGAGCAGTTAGTAATGAGTATTCTTGGAAGACTAAACGATTCCAAGTATGAACTGTCGGTGGTTGAAAGACCATCGGTAACAGAAGTCGGAACAACAACCCTGTTGGTTTCCGATATCCGCTTGAGCGTCCGCTACGAGCAAACCGCATAGGAGACCCAATGACAAGAATCATTACAGGGCGCGATGTGACCTTCACACTTGACACGAAGCCATACGACGCTCAAACAACCTCAGCAACTTTGTCAGCTGAGACAATTATCGAGACCTATCAAACCCTTGATGGTCGCGCTTACAAGTCCGTTGATAAGCAATGGACATTTACAATCGAATTGTTGCAGGACTGGGGCAATACAGCCGCCTACGGCTCTTTGTTCGAGTCAATGTGGGCAAATGCTGAAACCGCACCTAATACCCCTGTGGCAGTATCTTTCACAGCGGTAACAGGCGCAGCCTTTACTTTCAACGTATTGCCTATCTTCCCATCTGCCGGTGGAGCTGCTCCAGGAGCACTTACCGACACTTGGACTCTTACAGTAGTAGGACAGCCAACAGAGTCATTTAGCTAATAGATCGGAGCATCGGGAGCAATGAAGTTATCAATCACAATTAAATACACGAACGGCGAGGAAGTCACCTACAACGCTGGACTCCCTGAGTGGGTGAAGTGGGAACGCAAAACTGGCAAATCGATTTATTCGATGAAGGATATTTCGGCTTACCAACAAGCGGACTTCCTCGACCTAGCTTATTTTGCGTACAAGCGCGAAGCGGCAGGAAAGCCGACTAAGTCTCAAGAAGTTTGGGAGTTATCGGTCGAAGAAATGACGATAGGGGATGAAAGCCCAAAAGCTACGAGTCCGGAAGCATAAACCGCCTTATAATTGAGGTAGCAATAGCAACCGGAATACCGATGAGCGAATGGACTGAAATCGACCAAGTCCTAACAGCTATTGAAATACTAAAGGAGCGCAAAAGTGGCAAGTGAGGTAATTGCTTACAGCACTAGAGAATTGCGCCAAATAGCCGCAGTAATCAGAAAAATGGAAGATGAGGCCAAAGAACAAGCTAGGTCAATAACTTCTTTTTCAGTCGATTATGCGGTAAAAGAAATAACAAACGCTGCGGGCGGTTCTCCAGCTCCTAAACAAGCTCAGAAAATTGCTGCTGGTATAAGAAAGTCAAAGACTTCAGTATTAGGTGAGTTTTCGCTTGGTTTTGCTACTCAAAGATTTAGCGGTGGCGCAACCACTCAACTTAACAAAGGTAGAGACAAAGGGCCGGGCATACTCGCCGGAGTCGAATTTGGTTCAAAACGTTACAAAAGATTTCCACCGCGTTCTGCGGCTTTTGGTGGTAAAGGTTCTGAAGGTTATTTCATTTTCCCAACTTTACGAAGAATTCAGCCCCAAATTGTTAAAAAATGGGAAGAAAGTTTTTCACGAATAGTCAAGGAATGGGATAAGTAATGGCAGGAAGTAGAACGCTAAAACTATCAATCCTTGCAGACATAGATAATCTTAAGAAAAATCTAGGTCAAGGCGAAAAAGAAATTGAAGGCTTTGGCGGTAAATTAGAAAAGTTTAGCGCGGCTGCTAAGGCGGCTTTTGCTGCTGCTGCCGCTGCTGCGGCTGCCTATGCGGTTAAGTTAGCCGTTGATGGCGTTAAAGCTGCTATTGAGGATGAGGCTGCTCAACAACGTTTAGCCAATGCTCTACGCAACGTTACTGGCGCAACGAACGAGCAAATCGCAGCCATAGAAAAGCAAATCCTTAAAACCTCACTAGCCACCGGAGTAGCTGACGATCAACTTCGCCCAGCGTTGCAGCGTTTAGCGGTTGCAACCGGAGACGTTACAAAAGCCAATGATTTACTAACCTTAGCCCTAGATATTTCCGCGGCTACTGGTAAATCAGTCGAGTCGGTATCTAATGCGTTAGGTAAAGCTTACGAAGGCAACACCGGCGCACTTACTCGCTTAGGCGTTGGTTTATCAGCTGCCGAGATAAAGACTTTAGGATTAGAAGGCGCAGTAGCTACTCTTAGCGAGACCTTTGGTGGAGCGGCTGCTACTCAAGCCAATACTTACGAGGGTCGTATACAAAGACTTCAGGTTGCTTTTGATGAAGCTAAAGAAACTGTCGGAGCGGCTTTATTGCCTATCCTTGAAAAACTTCTTGTATTCATTACTGACAAAGCAATTCCAGCTTTTGAGCGATTTAAAGCAAATGCTATTGATCCAGTCATTAAGGCAGTTAAAGATAACGAAGACACCTTACGCGGCCTATTTAATTTTGCTAAAAATACGCTTGTGCCATTCTTCTTGGGCAACTTGGTAGATGCCATCAAGGTAATCGGCACAGTAGCTTCGGGAATTGTTAGCGCAGTCTCTTTTGCTTTGCGAGCTTTAGAACCGATTATCAACGCTGCCATTACTGGCATAAACGCGGTTATTCGAGGCATCAACCTAATTAAACCCGGCCCTGACATTGCCACAATCGGCAAAATCAGTATCGGTGGCTCTGGCACAACTGGGTCAAATACTGTCTCTAGCTCATCTCTACCCTTCGGCATAACCGCTGCTCCTAGAATTACCCCCTCGGCTGTCACGACTCCAACAGTCACCACCACCAACAGCGGTACAACAACCCCGACTGTTCCGGCGGTAGTTTCTAGTGGCATTGGTGCTAATTTTGATGTGGCCGGAGTTCGCCGCGCTGATGAAGTGGGTAATGTAGTTATCAACGTAAATGCTCCAAGCGTTATCGACGAACAAGGCTTTAGTCGCGCTGTTATAGATGCCCTAAACAATTCTCAACGCCGCTCCGGTGGTGGAAGTAGTCAGTTTATTCAATGACACTTTGGAATCCCGTTTATCGAGTCAAAATTAATGGCTACACAGTCACAGGAGCGACTCTTAGCGGTTTGACCATTACTTCCGGTCGCACCGATATTTACTCTCAGCCGGTAGCCGGGTATTGCAATTTTACCCTGATTGAAACAACCGAAAGCTCAATCCCTTATCAAATCAATGATCCACTAACTATCGAAGTCCAAGACTCATCTAATAACTGGGTCAGTCTTTTCGGTGGCTTTATCACCGATGTCGGCATAACTGTTCAGACCTCTGGCTCAACTGCGACTTCACAAAGAATTCAAATTATCGGCGTAGGAGCTTTAGCTCGTCTAGCCCGGGCAGTTTATGTCGGAAACTTTAATCACCAATTAGACGGCGATAGAATTTTTGAATTGTTAAGTGGCGTTCTATTTGACAGCTGGGATGAAGTGCCAGCGGGCGTTACTTGGAACGATTACGACGCGGCAACAACTTGGGCTAATGCCGAAAACTCAGGTCTTGGCGATATTGACCAGCCGGGTGATTATGAGCTTCACAGTCAAAACAGTTTGAACGATACGGTTTACAACCTAGCCAGCTCTTATGCGACCTCAGCTCTTGGCTACCTTTACGAGGATGCTCAGGGACGCATCGGCTACGCTGATAGCACCCGGCGCGGCGAATACCTAAGCGCTAATGGATATGTGGATTTGGACGGCAATCACGCAATCGGCCCTAACTTGAGTATTGTCAAACGCGCTGGCGATGTTCGTAACGCAATAACTTTAACTTATGGCGCATCTGGTAATTCATCTGTTACCGATTCTGATCCAGCGTCGATTAGTTTGTTTGGCCAGCTTGCCTCTACCGTTCCGACCACTTTACGAAATGTAGGGGATGCTCAAGATCAAGCCGAGTTCTATCTTTCTATCCGGGCTTACCCTCAATTTAATTTAAAGGAAATAAGTTTCCCTATTGCCAGTAGCGAGATAGATAATACTGACCGAAATTCGATGCTAAACGTATTTATGGGTATGCCGGTCAATATCGTAAATCTTCCCGACAATATGACAAACGGGGAATTTCAGGGGTTTGTAGAAGGATGGACTTGGACGGCATCCCTCAATCAGCTCAACCTAACCCTGAACGTTTCCCCAATCGGCTTCTCGCTACAAGCTTTTAGATGGAACAGCGTCCCGGCTGGAGAGACCTGGAACACCATTTCACCCACTTTGACCTGGTTAGACGCTACAATCGTCGCCTAAAGGAGAAATATGGCAAACACAACAAATTTTGGGTGGGAGACGCCCGATGATACAGATTTAGTTAAAGACGGTGCTGCGGCAATGCGCACACTTGGTAATTCCATAGATGCTTCCTTTGTAGATCTCAAAGGCGGCACAACTGGCCAAGTTTTAACTAAGGCATCAAATACAGATTTAGATTTTACTTTTGCGACG